GTTGAGTACAAAGCTGTGTATAAGTGTCCACACTGCCGGAATAACGTTAGAGTTACTGGAAACAGAGACAGCACTGTAGTTAAGTGCCCGCACTGTACAAGGAAGTTCGACACGTCCTTCCTTACTTGCACATTTGAGTAGGAGGTGACACATGATTAAATTTATATTTGAAAACAGGCTGAGTATGTTTGATGTAGTATTCTTCGTACTCGTAGCAACATACGCTCACAACGTACATTGGTTCACGCTGATACTATTGTTTCTTGTAGCAGCAATATTTAGCGCGTATATGAATAGGCGGTTGCATATTAAACGTGACCCGTGGAAATAGGAGGCTATATGAAACGGTTTAAAGTAGACGACCGCGCTCGTATTATTGGCGCTGTAGGTATGTGGAAGTTCTTAAATGGTAAGGAGTGTCGTATTGTTGCTGTGGACGTGCTGGATAACGGCGGAGAACCTGTTGACTACGCTATACAGGTCGTCGGCTTCTGACACAGGTATATAGACGCTGTAGGAGGTATACTGCATACGAACAGCCACGCGTTGGAGCCGATTGCCAAACCCGGTTTTGAGGCTGGGAGTTGGGAAGAGCTTAAGAAAATTGGATTTGTACCTAACGTGGAGAACACCAATGACTGACCAACAAGATATTACACAGGAAGAGTTGCTGCCTTGTCCGTTTTGCGGCGGAAAAGCGAAGGATAATAGAGACCTTCAAAATTGGGGAGATATTTTCTGCACAAAATGTGGTTGCCATATGCTTACCGGAGACATTGGCTCTGCAACAAGTCAATGGAACACCCGCGCCGCAAACGAAGAAAACAAACGCCTCCACTCATTCTTGGAACTCGTCACCTCAAAGCGCACTACAATGAGTAGCGGAGCAGAGATGACGTATAACAATAATCCTACACTGGGCGAGTTGATTGACATGGCGCAGGAGCTATTAGGAGGGAAGTGATTATGGACTATAAGTTGCTTGACTGTATGTTGAACGTGACTGTGGCGGATGGAAAGTACACCGTGATTCAAGATAATACCGGTCGCACTTCTGCCTTCCGCTACGGAGATGAGTGGCGTGATTTAACGGGTGATGGGTTGGTGTTGGCTTTAGCCCAAGAGGTTGAAACACTCCGCGCAGAACTAGATCGGTATCGTGCTGCGCTGGAGAAGATAACTAAAGTAAACTACGAATACCATGCGGCGTGTGGAACAAGCACATCGCTTGCAATGCAGAAGATAGCCAAACAAGCATTAGAGAGAAGTGATTATGGAAAAAGTTAATGTAGGCACAAAGGGGCATGTTGATTGCGGACCTCTATATGCAGACAGAGATGTTATGGAACTCGACCGAATGGGTAACTTTTATTGTCGCCACGTATCCGCAATGACTAGAGAAGGGCTGCACGACAAGTCAGATATAGCGGCTGAGTTAGCTGTGCGAGATGCAGAAATCTCCTCCCTCCGCGCACAGGTAGAAGAACTGAGCAAATACCCGGAAGAAGCGGTGACAGAGGAATCCGTATTAAAGGCTGTTTATGAATCTGGTCTCCATCAATACGCGCCGGGAGTGCTTAGACCAATATGGAAAGATGGTATCGACATTGACGTACCGAGCGCTTCGCTGATGAATTTTGCAAGAAAACTAGCCGCCATCTTCAAAGAGAAACAGGGAGCGGGGAAATGAAACTAAGCCAGAAAAGAACTTGCACTGGATGCCGGGCGCTTAACACCTATAGTAAAACTTACGTAGGCACCTGTGAACTGGGCAAAAAGATAAAGAGCGGTCGCGTCAGCTTTGGCGTAACGATTAATTATATCCCTCTGGAGCCGTGCCTTAAGCCGATCACAATAAAAGAAAGCATTGAGGCGAGAGAGGTTTGCCATCAATGAGCTTCCTACTAATCATCCTCGGCATCCGCTTTACCATCTACGCATTAACGGCCTTTATCTGCGTAGATGACAGGCTGGCGTCATTCACTGGGTTCGTATTGCTATGTATTGGTATCGCTCTGGTGATAATTGGGGTGAGTTGGAATTGTGGAGGGTAGTGGGATGGAATTACCTAACGAAAAAGAAACAAGAGAGCTTCTGTTAAGCACTCACTTTTGCGGGATTCCTAGTTGGACTTCTGAGCAAAAGCAAAACGCCTATACTCAACTAAAGCAGCTATATGAGCATTGGTTTAGGCATGAGGTAAATGATACGGATAATAGTAGGATTGTTGACGAATAATTGTGGATAGAGAGGAGATGTTGAGATGAGAAGAGTGCTGGTTTACAAATTGGAATGGCAGGAAGAAGCAAAAAGGCACATGAAGGTTGAAGACTTTCAGGGATATTTCCACGCATGGGGGTGCGGCTATGTAGAGGGAGAGACTGGATTTGGAAACTTCTCTACTGCCATTGTAGAACGTGATGATGGTTCTGTAGAGAATGTCTATGTAGAAATGATTAAGTTTCTGTCATGACCTCCGCACTCTTCTGGATACCCTTTATCCTTGGGGCTGTACTCATAGCCGCATTCCTTGCTGTGATTATTATCGGCGGGCCGGGTGAATTGTTTGGATCTAAGAGGAAGAGGTAATATGCGGGTGGTACAAAACAAGGCACAATCTAGCACATCGCCCGATGGCGCTTTACGTGTTGAGGACTTAGCTGTTGGAGACCGTGTGACGTTTGTTTATCCACTTGACTTCGGTGGGAAACCTTCTCACGGAAGGGTGAAGCGTGTAGAGATCCCGGGTGTTCATAACGCTGTGTTTGTTGTATTCCACTGTAATGAGCAGTGGGACGATTTTATGAATTATACCGCGCAACTTACGAACTTGCAGTGCCTTAGACTTGGATGGTTGTGATATGTGGATTGTAACAAATAAACAGACTGTGTGTACTGCTGTACCAGAAACAACGAGCGCAGAAGATAACAGTCTACGCATCGGGTCTACTGTTGAGTTGCTTAAGCACAACCAATGGACAAAGAAAGAAGGTCTTACCGTCGGGCACTATTATACTGTCAAGTCTGTCACTGTTCTCCGAGAAGGTGTATGTATCCGGTTACTAGGAACGAATTTTATGTACCCGTCTCAACTGTTCGAGGTCGTAGACTAATGGCTTGGATTGTTGTTAATGCGGGTATGAAAAAGTGTAGTCCTGCTGTGGCTGAAAAGTTCGGTGTCACGTTTAGCGATCCTAAACAGGAGGCCGAGTTCCTTGCTAGGCGCGGATATGCCGTTGTGAGCCGCAAGCGTAACATTGTTGCACGTGTGGACAACGCACATTGGAGGCAGGAGCTCGTCAGTAAACGTCTCCCTGTTTGCGCAGACTGGTATAGGCGTGTTAAGTCTAAGGACAATATAAAGGTATCTGGTTATGTGCTTGCATACATGCCGAAAAGCGGTAACTTTCGTGGGCCTAATGGAGATGTTGTATGGGATGGAAAGTAGTGGCTAAGCAAGAACGTGCCTGTGCTACACAGAAGGAGCAACCCTGTGCTGTGCATACGGTGCATGTGTATATGGACTACGGCAGTTACCTCAAGTATTTGAAATACGAAGGTAAGTTTTATTCGTTTGGTTTTTGTAGCGAAGAAAAAGAGGAACACTACGCACACAATCTCATACAGGACACTAATTCCTACTTGCCGTGCCCAGAAAAGGAAGAACTTCGTTTCACTGGCCGTAGTTACTTATATGACGGAGAATACAAATGGGTTGGATAGTACGTAATAAACAACACGCGCAAGTTGTACAGAATACTGCTTGCGAGGTAGATATTGGAGAGGACCTTATTAGGGTGGATGTTTACTTCAAGGAAGGGTCCCCTTATACGTGGTTTAAGTGTGGCTCCTACTGTGTACGTTTTCCTACAGATACGCTTATCCGGCAAAATAATATTCAGGCAGAGCGACGTATTGCTGCTAAAACTGCTGCACATAGGCTTTCTGCCTGGAACGATGTCCCTTGTTTAGACGAGTATGAGAAGAAAGTACATTGGTTTAATTCCGAATTGTTAGAACAGACTATTTTGGAATTACAAGAGTTACATACAAGCTTGCTACAAAAGGAACACTAGTATGGTATGGGTTGTTATAACTAAAGCTGTGGAAGAGGTAGTTGTAGACTCCATAAGTCAACTAGGTACTGTACTGGATAATACACTGCCTACAGATGCTGAGTGCGACATTGTACATGTTTACCAAAACAAAAGGTATATAGTGTTTCTGTGTAATAGCAAGGCTTACGGGTTCTCTCGTAGTGGACGTACTCCAGGTACGCACCCAAAATGGTTCCTTAGGGCTGCTAGGCGAGCAGCTGACGATGAGCTATATTCAACAGACCCTGACCGTGTTGGCGGCATGGAGCTCATACACACGTACAGGTTCCCTAAGGAGTAATACTATGGTTTGGGTTGTTAGCAATAAACGTGTAGATGTTGTTACTCCTGTGCCTGCTTGTGTGCGCACGGAAGAGGTTGGTGTATATAGGGAAGGTGATGTCTGCTATTTCGTATACCGTGGTGTCTGCCTCCCGTTTTCACGTGTAGATCTTACAGACCGCGGAGAGCTGCTTTACTTTGCTGAGCAGGTTGTCCTGTATTCAAAAGAATACGCAAGTATGGAATTTGAACGCACGCCGGGTATGCAGTTTGTGACTGTAATAGATGTAACTGTTGACTATTAGGGAATATACTATGCCTTGGACTGTACAGAATAAACAAAGTAGTGAATGTCCTACCGTAAGTGTTCCTGCCGAAAGCGTCAGGAGTAGGGTAGATGTTTATATTGGAGAGGATACGGTTGTATATGTGAAGGATGGAGTTCAGTATTTGTTCTATAAGGAAGATTCTATGGATAACGGACAGAGGGAATATATCGCAAATGAAATCCTAGACGGAAAGCACTGTTATACAAAGACTTCCGTGCCAAGAGACTTAAGTAAGTTGCAGCATGTAGCTACCTACAGACGGGAATTTTAATATGGTTTGGACAGTTAACACTAAGCAACAAATAGCACACAAAGGTACAGACGTTTGTATGGATGTGTGTGAGATGGAAAATGTATACGTGTATACAGACAACTACCTGATGTATTTCGTGTACAAGGAGCACGTATACGAGATAAAAAGGAACGCTGTAATAGACATAATTAGAGTAGTGTCTACCATCGCACACGGCGGTTATCGCAAATACATCAACTACACAATACCTCCGCGTCTCATAAAGGAATGTAAGATCTTTGCACAGGTGATAAGCATACCCAAACAGTCCCCACTACCCCGCTAACCTACCCAGCCTAGCCCACTGGGTCATAAAATTTTTTAGGTGCAAATCAATAACTGTGTCAACACAGTTATCTATTATTGACACGGTTATAACCGCATAACAGTGGCGGCTGGAGCATTAAGTGTGTCAGAATAATCGTGTCATGGGCCTTATATATAGTATTTATAATTATATTTTTATTATTTTTACTACCTTATTTTTACTAAAAACCCAGCAACGGCGGCGGCCATAACCGTGTCAAAAACTGTGTCAAAATAATGACACGGTTATTGCAGCGGTTTATACCCTTGCCCACGGCCAAAAACCTACCTAAAATCGTCCCCAATGCACCTACAAGGCGTCGTGTACTGTGGCCGATAACCCTACTACCTTTCCAACACAATTCGCCATACAGCTCTGTAGGGCCGTGGGGTTGTACTATGACGGGGATATCTACGCACTCACACGCACAAGTCCGCAGTATGCTACGGCTATGATTAACCACGAACGGTTAGAGGAGTTCCAACGTTTCGCGGTGCTTAGCGACTTAGAACAGAGTTTGGTTGCTTACCACGGTGTCAACCTAAACAAAGACCAACTTGGGATATTGGAACTTGTGCATAAGCACACGGCACCATTTGTAAAAGGACTCGTCGCGCAAGAGCTGCTGGACACAGCCAAACAGAAGTCCAGGTCGTCTCTAGAAGCTGCGCAACTGCTTATGGATACCATGGACAGTAAGAGCGGTGCTACTGCAAAGTTAAAACAACTGGTAATAGAGGTGTCTAAATGAAACAGCACCTCTTGATCCAACTCCCATTCCCTCCAAGCGTCAACAACTACTACAAGCGGAACCGCTATGGTGGACAGCGTATATCTGACCGTGGGTTGGACTTCCGCATTGCTGTACACACTGCTGTACATAACAATGGGTGGAACTTAGGTATTGCGCAGCGTATGCACGTTGCTATGCTTTTCCACGCACCGGACAACAGAGTTAGAGACTTAGACAATTATAAGAAAGCGCTTTGGGACGCTTGTACTAAGGCGGGTGTGTGGCTGGACGATAAACTTATAGACGGTCAGAGTAGCGACCGTGGAGATAACGTCCTTAACGGTAGTGTAGAACTGCTTATACGCTGGCCGCACAATACACACAAGGACAGCATCTGGGATACGATTATGAGACAACATTTACAGTAGGCCGACACATAAGAGGAAGATACTATGAAGCATTACATTAGAAAGCCGAGTATAGTTATGGCGTATATGTTTGACGAATTCGTCCAATACGGCAGGACGCACGGAGCAAACATCGTAAACGGTATGCCGTGGTCTTTTGAGTTTTTCGGGTGCTCTGTGACGCATGAGAATAACCATCGCTATATACTGGCGGACGGTAGAAACCCGCATCAGGATGTGACACCTAATCATGTTGTGCTTGTAGACAAGGAAGGAACTGTCAGCGTTTTCTTTTGCGCTGAATTCTTCAGGGATTATACGGAGTATGCAGAAGTGAAGACTCCAGCCGATGAAGTCGCAGATCCGACTGTAGACGCGGAAGAGGAGCACAGACCAGCATGATATACACCATCCTCCAATACACACTCCTACTCTACACCCTAATAGGCGCAGTAGTAGGCGGGCTCTATTACTCTTGGTGCTACTACCGTACAAAGCAAATAGGCGTCAACTTGCTAAACGGTGTTTGGCTAGCAGTGTTCTTCTCGCTATTCATATGGCCATGGATACTTAACGACGCTTACTACATGAAGCAAGTAAAAGACGGTTGGAAGTTTCTTATTGGGAGGAACGTATGATTCTACGTATGGTACAGACTCCAGATATTGTAAACTTCTCTATCGTAGGAACGAAAGGGAAGAGTACGAAGATAACTACTGCAAGGATACGTAGACAAGGCGACGAGAGCGTTCCCGAATTCCGTCGCCGTGTCGCGGGTGGAGTAATCCTTGCACGTAAGGAAGTACGCAATGCACTAGATAGGAGTACAGTGTGATGATCCAGCACGTCACACAACCAACACGCAACACCTGTGTCCACGCCTGTGTGTCCATGGTAACAGGCGTACCCGTTATGGAGTATGTAGAGCGCGTCGGGGATGTCCCGCTTGGCCCGGACGTAGAAACTATGCTGCTTGTAGAAAGCAAGGTGTTTCCGCGCTCCCTTCCGCACGACGCTCCCAGTATGTTCCCCTACTACGGCACGTACCTAGTAACGGTTCCTAGTTTGCACACGTTGGGTACGCTGCACCGTATTGTTATGCACAAAAGCGAAGACGGACAGCTATACGTGTACGACCCTAATGAGGGTATACCGGGTGCGCAGTTGTACGACTGGGAGAACATGGAACATAGTATGCCTGTGTTGGAGGTTACTTACATGGACCGTAATGTATTAGCAGACGCTCGGTATGCGTACCCGTGAAAGTACAGCTTACTGGACCGCAGTCCGAATTCTACCACAGCGAAGCTAAGTACACCGCTGCGGTAGCAGGGTTCGGAAGTGGGAAGACACAAGCGGCATTAATCCGCATTCTGTCTAATCTTGCACAACGTCCAGGGTTCCACCAAGCATACTTAGCTCCAACATACGCGCTAGTGCGGGACATCTTTTATCCTAAAGCAGAGGAAATGCTGGAGGAGCTTGGTTGGCCCTACGCTATAAACAAGAGCGAGAATACGATTTACGTGTATGGTCTAGGGAAAGTAATCTGCCGCACGATGGAGGACCCATCTAAAATCGTTGGTTGGGAGTGTGCAGATATATTTTTGGATGAATTTGACATACTGCCTAAAGACAAAGCGTTAGAAGTATTTCGTAAAGCGTCCGCACGTATGCGCTTGAAGTACGGCACGGTAAAGAAGAACCAACTGTACATTACTACTACGCCAGAGGGGTTTAAGGCGACTTACCAGTTGTTCAAGCAGAAACCCCTTAAAGACAGTAAGCTGGTTCAGATGAGTACATATAGTAATGCGCATAATTTGCAGGCGGACTATATCCCTACACTCATGGACCAGTATCCGGAGCAGCTTATTGCTGCTTACCTTAATGGAGAATTTGTTAACCTAACGTCGGGTTCTGTATACAACACGTTTGACCGGGATGTTTGCAGAAGTTATGAAACTATAGAAGAGAAAGAGCCGCTTTATATTGGACAGGATTTTAACGTAGGACATATGTCTAGTGTCATATGCGTTAAGCGGGATACTGGGTTTCATGTTGTTGGAGAGTTAGTAGATGTATTTGACACGCCTAGCTTAGTAGACGTACTTAAGGAAAAGTATCCGCAGCATAGTATTACTATGTACCCGGACGCTAGTGGAGACAGTAGGCGCTCTGTTAACGCTAGTGCTACAGACTTGGCTTTGTTGAGGCAGGCTGGGTTTAGTGTTAAGGCGAATAAGAAGAACCCTTTTGTTAAGGACCGTATACTTGCAGTCAACACAGCATTCAGCAAACAACGGCTATTCGTAAACACGGCATTAGCGCCTAACGTTACTAGCTGTTTAGAACAGCAGGCTTACGACAAGAACGGGGAACCGGATAAGTCCCAAGGGCACGATCACCACAACGATGCGCTCGGCTATTTGACTATTATGGAAATGCCCGTCATAAAGCCTGTACTTATAACTGGAATCGGGAGTGCGATGTAATAACTGTTATTGCTTGGGATGGAAAGAGTTTAGCTGCGGATAGACGCCAGAGTAGATGCGAAGGGATTGTGACTGTGACGAAAGTTCGTCACTACACAGTAAAAGGCAAACAAGTGTTGTGCGCTGCTGCTGGTGAAGCTGTCGTTGCTTTGCAGATGTTCGAGTGGGTGCGTTGCGGTAGGAAGCAAGAAGATTTTCCTAGTGTACAGTTGGAAAGTTCCAGAGCTGTCGATTTCGTACTCATAGAAAAAGCCGATAAGGCAGGGCAGCCGCACAGGATATTCCTGTACCAGAATGGTCTGATTCCAATTCGAATCGAAGAAAAGATATTTGCAGAAGGTAGTGGTAGAGGTTGTGCTATTGCTGCTCTATACCTTGGACAGGATGCTAGGACTGCGGTGGAGATAGCTAGTATGTTTGATAGCTCCTGCGGTAATGGCGTAGATGCTGTGAGTTTCGACTAATAGGAGCACTTTGCTATGGCTATAGATGCTGAACATGGGAAGTACAGTAAGTTTTACAAGAAGTGGAAACGTATCGACGATGTGTTGGACATGGACGATGTGGACGACTACCTTGTTGAGCTTAACCCGCTGGATATCAGTGCTGAAAACAAAAAGCGCAACGAGCAGTACCAAGAACGCGCTGTGTTTTATGGATTGGCGGGGCAGACTTGTGCTGGCATGGTTGGTACGTTGTTCCGCAAGGAGCCCGCGCTTAATGTAGACACCGCGCTGAAGTATGTTGGTGTAAATATAGACGGTGCTGGGACGTCCATTTACCAGCAAGCACAACAAGCAGCGCGGCACGTAGTAGGTAAGAGCCGCTGCGGGTTGTTGGTTGCGTACCCGCCTGTAGATACGGCGCTTAGCATGGCCGATGTACAGTCCGGTAATTATAACGCAACGGTTACGCTGTATAACCCAAAAAATATAATCAATTGGGCAGTAACAGCAAAGGGCTCTAACGTCTACCTTAACTTGGTTGTGTTGCGTGAAGTAGAGGTCACGCACGAGGACTATGCTGTTAAAGAAATGGATATTTTGCGCGAGCTGTTTATAGATGAGGACGGCATTTACAAGGAGCGTAAGTGGGTCAAGGTTAGCGACAAGTGGGTTGCTGGAGATACCATTATTCCGCGTAAAGCTAATGGACAGGTGTGGAATGAAATACCGTTTACGTTTATTGGCGCTGTGAACAACGACTGGAATGTGGATGTGCCTGCTATGTTGCCGTTGGTGGACCTTAACATCGCACATTACCGCAATAGTGCAGACTACGAAGACTCTGTGTGGTACTGCGGACAGGCGCAAGCGTGGATGTCTGGTATTACGGAAGACCATGTTGAGCTCATGAAGAACAACAAGCAGTACATAGGTTCGCGAGAACTGTTGGGTGTACCTAGTGGAGAGCAGTTTGGTTTTGCTGCCGCACCTGCTAATCCAGCGGTTAGACAGGCTATGCTGGACAAGGTGGATATGATGGTTGGGTTGGGTGCGCGTATGCTTACTGTGGGCGGGGTTGCTAAGACTGCGGCGCAGACGGATAGCGAACGCGAGGTACAGCATAGCCCGTTGTCTCTAATGGGCCAAAACATCAGCGATGCCTACACTAAAGCACTGTCCTGGATGGCGGAGTATATGGGCGCTACTGTTGCGAACAATACTTTTGAGATAAACACGGACTTCGCTAAAGCTAGTGGAACACCGGCAGAGATTAAAGAGATGATTGCTGGTTTTATTGCGGGAGCTGTACCTACGCTGGACTATGTGCTGTACATGCAGCGCAACGGGTATTTCCAGGAGGATGTACCTGCTAAAGATTACGCTGACCAGCTTGGACAACGGTAATGCCTACGACGCCTAGCCAACTTATAGACCAAGCTGTGCGACATGCCGTCCATTTGGAGCGGTATAAGAGTGCGGCTGTTAAGGAGTACAGTAAGTTCCTTACACAAATGGAGCGTGCAATACTGTCTCGCTTGAATGGGGACATTACGGAGTGGAATAGAACACGGCTTAATAAGCAACTGGCGTCTATACGCAGTGCTTTGGAAAAAGTTTATGCTGGTGTTGCGGATGTTGTACGCGAACAGGTTATGGCTCTTGCGGACTATGAAGTTGGATTCGAGGTCAAGGCTTTAGGAAACGTGCTTAGTGGATATGATTTTAACCTACCTAGCGACGCACAGTTGCGCACAGCCATATACAGCAAGCCGCTACAAGCCGCAGGGCCGTACCAAGGGCAATTGTTGGAGGGTTTCCTAGAGGGCTGGAGCAAGCAGCGCCTACAGCGGCTGGACGGCGCTATACGCCTTGCTTACGCACAGGGGCGCACTACCGGGCAGCTAGTTAGCGACCTCAACGGTGTAGGCGGGTGGCTGGGTACTAGCAGGCGGGACTTGGAGTCCATTGCGCGTACTGCGCTGGCGCATACGACTAATATGGCGAGGCAGCAAACGTGGGACGCTAACCGTAACGTCGTCAAAGGTGTGCGTATTGTAGCAACGTTGGACGACGCTACGTCGCAAACATGCAGGAGTTTAGATGGAAAGGAATTTCCATTGGATAAAGGTCCTAGACCTCCGTTCCATATACGTTGCCGTACAACTACAACCGCAGTTCTGGATTCCAGGTTCAGCGTGTTGCAGAAAGGTGCGACGAGGTCCGCGAGGGATCCTAGGGCTGGAGAAGTTGTACAGGTTCCAGCTAAGGAAACGTATTACTCATGGATGAAGCGCCAGCCTAAAGCAGTACAGGACGATATACTCGGTCCTACAAGGGGAAAATTATTGCGGAATGGTGGGCTGGGTGCAGATCGTTTTGCAGAGTTACAAGTAGGGAAATCGTTTGAACCGCTGACACTGGAACAGATGAGGAACCTTGAACCTTTGGCATTCACAAGAGCAGGAATAGACTAAGAGGAAACTACAATGAAACACATGAATAAACGCAAGTTCGGCACAGTGATTAATTCCAGCACCCTGCGCACCGTACGCGGCGAAGGGGCTGGTGGAGAAGGTAACGACGGTGGAGAGGACGATGATGCGCCCGACGCTGGTGCGCTGGCTGCGCAGTTGGAAGAAATGAAACAGGGTATGGAAGCGCTTAAGCAGGAGAACGAGCGCCTCACTGCCAAACATACGGAAGCAGAGAAGCACCGCAAGGCCAAAGAGAAGGAAGCTCGCGAAGCTGCTGAAGCTGCTGCGCGTTCCAGTGGGGATATTGAAACGCTGGAAACTTCCTACAAGGAAAAGATCGGTAACATGCAAACCGAATGGGATGCGGAGAAGCAGAAGTATGTTTCTACTATTGAGGAGCTCACCGTAGGTGCAGCAGCAGAGTCCCTTGCTGCTAAACTGGCAGTGGAGGGTTCCGCTGCTGTATTGGTTCCGCACATTCGCTCCCGCCTCAAAATGGAGTACGACAGCAACGGTAAGACCATCGTTAAAGTTGTAAAAGACGGCAAGCCCTCAGCTATGTCTATGGAAGACTTGGAAATGGAATTCAAAAACAACGCCGCATTCGCTACTGTTGTGAAAGGTAGTAACGCTAGCGGTGGCGGTGGCGGAAATCAGAAAAATTCCGACGCTAAGGTTATGCGTCGTGCTGCTTATGACAAGTTGGATCCTGTTGAACAAGCCGCGTTTATACGCGGCGGTGGACGTCTACAAGATTAATTCGTAAGCCGCGTTGCTTATAGCAAAAAGTTGAGTACAGTGCTTGACTTTTTGGTTTTACCTGCCTATATTTGGTGGCAACTGCTGGAAGGCGCATAGTATGTACCGCTAACCAGCGTATCACGCGGCAAGCGTCCGTGACACTTGCTCCAGGTCCGTGGCCTGCAATGAAATCAATTTCTTTCATTGTCGGGTCGCGGACTTTTTGTTCTAGCCCCCGACATAACTCAAGGGGTTAGACAAACATGGCAAATACACTCACTAACCTGACGGTTGAGCTGTACAACGCGCTGGACGTTGTATCGCGCGAACTGGTAGGTTTCATTCCCGCAGTCACACGCGACATGACTTACGAGGAAGCTGCTGTTGGGCAGACTGTTCGTAGTCCTGTTGCGCCTGCTGCAACCGCTGCGGATATCACCCCCGCAGTAACTCCCCCGGACGATGGCGACCAGACTATCGGAAACGTCAGTATGTCCATTACGAAGTCCCGCCGTGTTCCGGTTCGCTGGAATGGCGAGGAAGTCAAGTCTCTGGACAACAACGGTGCTCCCTTTAACCGCATTCTGCGCGACCAGTTCGCACAAGCAATGCGTACCCTGTGCAACGAAGTTGAAACCGACCTTGGCGCACTGCATATCTACGCTTCCCGCGCCTACGGCACTGCAGGTACTACTCCGTTCGGCACTGCTGGCGACTTCACCGACGCCTCATTCGCAGCGGCTATCCTGAAGGACAACGGTGCTCCCGGCGTTGGTAACCAACTGGTACTCAACACCGCTGCGGGTGCGAACCTGATCGGTAAGCAGTCCCGTACGGACATCGCCGGTCAGGACAGTATGCTGCGTCGTGGTGTGCTGCTGGATACCGCAGGTTTCAGCATCCGGGAGTCTGCCGCAGTAGTAACCAGTACCAAGGGTACCGCTGCTGGTGCTACTACCGACGCCACTGGTTATGCAGTGGGTGCTACTACCATCACATTGGCCTCTGCCGGTACCGGTACCATTGTTGCCGGTGACGTCATTACCCTCGCTGGCGACACTAACAAGTATGTGGTGAAGACTGGCGATACTGACGTTTCTAACGGCGGTACTATCGTGCTACAAGCGCCGGGCTTGCGCCAAGCAATCCCCGCAGCGGCAACCGCCATCACCGTAACCGCTAACTCTGCCCGCAACATGGCATTCGCACCGTCTGCGATCGCACTGGCGACTCGTGTACCCGCGCTTCCGTCACAAGGCGATGCCGCTATTGACCGCATGATCATTACCGATCCGGTCTCCGGCCTGTCCTTCCAGGTGAGCATGTACGCGCAGTACCGTCAGATCCAATACGAGATTTCCCTCGCTTGGGGTGTGGCGGCTGTTAAACCGGAACACATGGTGATCCTCCTTGGCTGATGTGTGTCGGCATTGAGTGGCGGTTCTCCGCCACTCCTTTTTCAAACATACCCGGAAGGTGATTTATGAGTAACGAGACGATCGCTGTTAAGTGGCCCGACGGCCCTTACGAGTACAAGCTTATTGACAAGGACGACTACGATCCGGAAGTGCATGAGCTGCATGAAGTTTCGGAAGTTACTGTGGAAGTAGTTGCAGAACAGAATCCAGAAGTAACCACGGAGCAGGAAGAGCCTGGCGTTGTGGAAGAAGCGCAGGAAGCTGCGCCTGCTAACCGTAAAGGTAAGCGCAACTAATGCACGACGTTCGTGCATTACAGCAAGGACGCTCCTTTTCTCTAAGCTCTGTACAGTCCATTGCTGGAGGTGGAAGTTTGACATTCGTCGGTATCCCGGACGGTGATGCCGTTGTCTTTGAGAATATCTCTGTGGAAGTTGATTCTGGTCCAGTACTTGTTCAGCTCGTAGAATCTCCGACCATAACTGTTCCTGGAACGCAGACTTTCGCTAAGAACAGGCGTAGGGACTCTACTAATGTACACCGTATGAAAATATATGGCGGCGCAACTGTAACAGGTGGCGAAGTATTGCAGAGTGTAGAGTTATACGCCACGTCAACCGGAGTTGTGGCTGTACCGGCAGACGGAATCCTTGCGGGCCATTGGATACTAAATGCTGCTAAAACGTATGCTGTTCGTATAACTAACAACACAAGTCCTGCAAGCCTCATCAACATATCTGTAGACTTTACGTTCACGGAAGGTCTTGTGACGGAGATTCCCTCCTTATGGCGCTGATAGTAGAAGACGGCAGTGGTGTGACTAATGCAGACAGCTATGTGTCTAGGGCGGATTACATTGCGTTCGCGCTTACGCTTGGCGTTACCATAGCAGATGCTGATGCGGCAGATGTTGAGTTGCGTACTGCTGCGCAGTACATAGACCAGCACGAACCAAACATGAAGGGAACACGGGTTACGAGAGATCAGTACATGGCGTTTCCCCGTTACAACGTTGTAATAGACGATTGGTCTTGGTTGCACACAGAGCTACCTAGACAGCTTACTACTGCGCAGATGCTGTTTGCGTTGGATGTACATGCGGGTGTGGACTTGTGGAACCAGCCTGTTAACCCAGCGCTAGCGAAGAAGTCCAGTAGAGTAGAGGGTGCTGTCACTGTTGCATATGCAGTGAAAGACGGTGTGCAGAAAGTCGGGCGCACGAGTAAAGCAGAGGCACACCTTGCACAACTGCTGCGGAATAATGGTGTAGCGTCTATTTCGTTGGTGCGTAGATGAGCGACTTTTACGACGAGATGGCGGCTGTTGCGCTGGAACTTTTAACAGAGTTTGGAAGTGACGTCACTTTATACCGCGAAACAGGCGCTACGGCTAACCCCGTCACGGGTGCTGTAGTAGCAGGAACGGACGCTTCCGTTGTTAGTAAAGGGCTACTCAAACCGTACCCTAACAGTATGATTGACGGCACACGGATACTTGTTGGAGACCGGATGCTTGTGCTTAGTGCGGAGAATACACCGTTACCTACTGACAAGCCGGTTATTGCTGGACAGAAGTGGGCTATTGTGAATATTACAAGCATTAACCCTGCTGGAACACCGCTGGTACATTTTGTACAGGTGAGAAAATGAGCGATTTTGCTGCACAGTTTGAACGGTTTGCTAAGAAGGTGGATGCCTCCTTGGATGAGACTTGTTCGGCTATAAAGATAGTGCTGTTTAACAGCATTGTGGACGATACACGCGTGCGTACTGGGCGTTTGCGCGGTAATTGGCAGATACAGGACGATACACCGCCTAGCGGTGAGCTAGACCGTAAGGATGTTACTGGGTCCACTGTTAAGGGAGAGGTGGCGAGCGAAGTAACGCCTATTTCTAAAACATACTTTGTGAATAATCTTCCTTATGCAGAAGTAATGGAGCAAAAGGACGGCATGGTGTCCCGCAATGTGGCGCGTATAAGAAAGATTATTTCTGACATTGCTGGGAAAGCTAAATGAGTGTTGCTATAGACCAAGCACTCATAAACGCGCTGCGCTCTGCTGCGCTTGGCGTAGATATTGTTTTGGAGAATGGTGTTTACTGTACATGGAACGGTGCGTCTTACGACGACGTTGTTGGAGCTTACACGGTAGACCCTGGGACACCGTATATGGAAGCAACGGTTATACCGGCTAGTGTGGGCGCGGTTACGTTAGCGCACACGGACGAACACTTGGGTGTGTTTCAGATAGTTGTGAACTACCCTGCAGACAGTGGCTCTTACGACGCAAAACAAACGGCAGAGGCTGTGCTTGCGTTGTTTGCTGTGGGTGTACCTGTTGCGTACAGTGGGCAGAATGTGTACCCAGTTGCTAAAGGACGTACTGGCGGACGTATGGAAGGCGGTTTTTATCAAATAGTTGTCCGTGTGAACTACCGGGCATTTACTAACAGGAGCTAGGAATATGACTGACGTTGCAATCAACTCTGGAACAACCATTGGTGTATCCGCCTCCCTACCTGCTACCTACGATGGCGCGGGATACGGAGCACTTACTTTCACAAGCGTCGGAGAGGTCGTGGACGTAGGCGAAATCGCCAAAGCATTCAACATGGTATCCCACCAAGGTCTGTCGCGTCGTTATCCGCAGAAGCTGAAGGATACTTACGACATTGCAGATTTGTCCCTTACTATTGGCCGTGTGTTTGCAGACGCAGGGCAGGTGATTCTCCAGGCCGCACGGGATAGCGATAACAGCTATGCGTTTGAAATTACGCTGCCGAATGGCGACGTATTCAATTTCACCGCCAAAGTAACCAAGCTGGGAGTGGGTGCTATTGCTACAGGCGGTATAAGCACTACTGTAGCTACCCTTGCAGTAGACCCAGAATCTTTGTACGAAGTATAAGCGTAACCCTATAAGAGGAATAAGTCATGACACACAAGATTGAAGACCTTAGCGCACTGGAATCAGCCAATTTGTCCGACGCTGGTGTAGATATGGAAGTAGAGCACCCGGTAGACGGTGGACCGCTGCTCATTGATGGCGTGCCCGTTGTTATCCGTGTGCTGGGCAAGGACTCCGCTGCATACCGCAAGCACCAACTGGAATTCCAGCGTAACCGCGTAAGTCGCTCCATGCGTAGTGGTCGCGGTAAACTGGACTTCATTATGCAACCAAAGGAGCGGAACGAAATGCTGGCTGTATGCACCGCTGGTTGGAGCGGGCTTAAATTGGACGGCCAGGAAGTTATGTTCAGCCACGACGCCGCCGTAGCGCTGTACGAACGTTTTCCGTTTATTGCAGAACAGGTGGATGCGTTTATTGGAGAACGCGCCAACTTTTTTCTCAGAGAGTGCTGAAACGCTCGAGCTATACGTTAGGCAATTAGCGTGGCTTACAGCAGTACCAAAAAATTCAAAACGCTCAAGGAGGAGCATTATTGACGCTACGGCGGAAGCTAACGGAATAGAACCGGAGTACGGTTTACCTGACGTTGCGCCGGTGCAGTACGTTGTAGAAGTGTTGTCCGATATGGGAGAGGCTGTTGTAGAGGGAAGTGTGCTGAGGCAATTAAATTGGACAGACATTGCAGACTGGCAGCGTAGTACTGGAGTTGTACTAACTTATTGGGAATGCGCTGCGCTGCATAGGTTATCCGGGGCATACGTGAACCAGTTTAATAAAGCATTGGAACCTAGTTGTCCTAGACCTGTTGTAGACGAGTTGCCTAGCAGAGTAGAGGTTGCGCAGAAGATGAGGATGTTTGCTTCTTTATTTAGGAAACGTGAATGATAAGCGACCTTGCACAACTTGGAGTTTCTGTAGATACTTCTACTGTGAAGAAGGGGAAGGAAGATTTATCCGACTTCACAAAAGAGTCTAAGAACACCAAGAAGGCAACCGACGAATTAATGAAGTCCTTCAAGCGTTATGCCTCCCTAGCGTTCATGACTGCTACGCTGTGGAAAGTTATAGACACCCACAGGGAGTTCACAAAGTCCATTAGCGAACTGTCCGCTATTACTGGCTCTACTGGACAAGACCTCGCGTTTTATACAGAGCAAGCCAAGCTGTTAGGCTCTACAACGACCTTTACAGCGTCGCAAGTAGCAACGGCATTTAAGCTAGTAGCGTCTGCAAAACCGGACTTGTTGGAGAGTAAAGAAGCCCTTGCTGCTGTTACGAGGGAGGTGCTTACGCTTGCGGAGGCGTCCGGTATGCAGCTGCCTGACGCGGCTAATGCACTAGGTAGTGCACTTAACCAATTCGGAGCAGGTTCCGAACAAGCTGCTCGCTATATAAACGTCCTAGCAGCAGGTGCGAAGTTCGGTGCGTCAGAAATTAACATGACGTCAGAAGCCCTACGCATGTCCGGTTCTGTGGCGGCTAGTTTGGGTGTGTCCTTTGAAGAGTCCAATGCTGCTATACAAGCCCTTGCCGCAGTAGCTATAAAAGGTTCCGAAGCTGGTACTGGACTGCGCGGTGTACTGCTTAAGTTGTCTACACAGAGCAAGGACGAGTTCAACCCTGAGATCGTCGGTATGGTGCAGGCGCTTAAAAACTTGCAGGATGCGCACTTGACGACTGCGGAGAAAGCGAAGCTGTTCGGTCAAGAGTCCATTACAGCGGCAACGGCGCTTATAAACCAAGCTGGCGCAGTAGAGGAGTTAGTTTCAAAGCTAACGGGTACTTCTACCGCATACGAACAGGCTAGCATCAATACAAATAATCTGGACGGAGACATAAAAGCACTTAGCTCTGCTTGGGAGGGTGTTGCGTTGCGGTTAGGCGAGACGTTTGACCCTGCTTTGCGCAGTACAACGCAACTCCTAACGTGGTCCTCCAAAATTGTGAACTCCATAATACTAGCGTTGCAGGACATGGGGGACTGGTTTGGTGCTACTGCTGCGGCTGTGGTAGAGCTAGTGTCCTTGAACCTTGACGGTGCGAAAGCAATTATTGACGCACGTAAGGAAGAACGTGCTGCTTACGAGGATGCTTACAATCGCATATGGAACGAAGTAGATGCTACTGCGCAGTTAGACGCTGCAAAAAGCGCGTCTGCACAAAGCGCTGTAGATAATGCTGCTGCTGTAAACGCTGCGGAAGAAGAGTTAGCTTCTAGAAGGGCAGAGCGTAGGCAGAAAGAGATGGACGCTGCGTTAGAAAAAGAATTGGACGACGCTATTTTCCAGGAAGAAGAATTAGCACGACAAGCAGAAATAAACGACGCTAAGGCAGCGCAGGAACAAGCGTACTGGGACAGGCTGTATAACTTGTCCACTGGTTCGCAAAAAGCAATATATGAGTTTACAGACGCTATACGCCAAGGCGACTACAAAAATGCGGTCAAGTACGGGGCTGCGGCGCTGTCCAACCTTGCTGGAACTAGCAAGGAGATGTTCGAGATACAGAAGGCGCTGTCCTTGGCTAATGCGGCGGTGACATTGCCGTCTGCTGTCATAAAGTCCTACGAAAACGGCGGCGGGTACCCGTTTGGGCTGATACCAGCCGGGCTCATGCTGGCGGCTGGTTTGCAGCAGATATCCGCCATAAACAGCACGTCTTTCGGCAGCGCACCGAGCATACCCACAGTGTCTACGTCCGCACCGGCTACTGCTGGTACGCCTACAGGCGGGGATCTGCCCGCTGGTGGTACGGCTACCCCGGACACTACGCAACAAACTAGGCAGGAAGTTAGGTTTATATTTGAAGGTATTGAGCCGGACAAACTGTATACAGGACAGCAGTTGAGAGACTTTATTGACCGTATAGAAGAGACAAAAGCTTCTGGAGCAAGTTTCTAATGTCGTACCCAGTTATTCTATATAACAACTTGATTTCAAGCGCGACCGTAAGTGTGTCAAGCGAAGCTGTTGGCTACGAAAAAGAACGGGCTTACGACGACCTTACTTGGGACTATTGGAAACCTGATTCTGCTGGGACTTCTTATTTTTATGCGGATCTCGGCAGCGCTAAGTCTGTAGACGCTTGGGGTATGTTCTCGCATAACTTAGGTACAAACGGCGCGTCTGTGTTGTTGCAGTATAGCTCCACTGGAGCATGGGCTGGAGAGGAAGTGGATGTTGGAACAGCGGTATCCCCTACTGCTACGGAACCAGTGTTAAAATTGTTTACCTCTGTTTCTGCGCGTTATTGGCGGTTCAAAGTAGTGTCTGCATCCGTGGCGTCCAGTGTCGGCGGATTCATGTTAGGGGCTAGGTTGACTTTAGCGGCGGATGTATCCGTAGGTTTTACTCCGGACTCCATGGCGCAGCAGTATGAGTCCACCAATAACCTAAGCGAAACTACGTTGCTTCTGGGTATCTCTACAAAAAGGAAACCGCACGCTAACAAGATGTCTTGGCGAGTATTGGACCCTGCATGGAACAGAACGTACTGGCTTCCTTTTTTACGCCATGCGGAGCAAGGCGGCGGATTCTTATTCCTTCCGTTACCAGACGATTTCCCGAACGAAGTAGTCTACGGCAAAGCGGCACGGAAGATTCCTACTGCTGCGTATACCGGAGTCACACATATGCGCAGCGAACTTCCATACATCGGCATCACATTTTAGGGGCTTATAATGATAAAACACTCAGAACTGTTTGCTCAAATTGGCGCATCGCTTGGGCTTGTATTTAGATCAAAGACCGAAGCAGTCACATACATTACAACCCATGGTGTTCAAAACGGCCAAGCCTATTTCATCACCTCAGATGATGGGGGGGCGTTTATTGGGGCGACTGGCGCTGCACCAGCAACCTACGCTGACAACGGTGCAGCATACTGCGGGACAATGTTTATTGCATCTGGCGGGGATGGTTCAGATGCCTTACTGAGACAATACAGTGGCGGGGCAAGCTTTAAATGGTTTGGGGCGTTTGGCGACGGATCAACTGACGATACCACAACTATACAAGCAGCTATTAATAGTGGCTTAGCCCTCATTTACATTCCATCTGGAACGTACAATCACACGGGCCTGACACTATCTGAGAACCAGACTCTGTATGGAGATGGAGTGGAGAGCATACTACATAACACATCTACAGGTGTTTCTCTTTCTGGCGTAGGCAGCGTGACTGATAGATTCAATGGCCTGACACTGCGCGATTTTGCCGTAACCGGAACCGCCTCGTCATCCCACGGCATTCGGTTGGTTAATGCAACTAGAGCCAATAATATTATCCGCCTGTTTATAGGTTCTAATGGGGGCGCAGGAATTGCACTAGAAGCGTGCGTAGGGGTCACAATCAAGAATAATGACATAAAAGAAAATGTCGGTGCTGGTGTTGCGCTTACCGAGGCAAGCGACTCAATCTATTGTTCCGCCAATCGCATACTGCAAAATCACATAACCGGGAACGATGGTGGAGGTGTTACTTTAACGGCATTAACTAGCAGCTCAGGCATCTACTCTAACAAAATTAAATGTAACGTTATCGAATCTAATAACGTTGCTGGAGTAAGTGGTTCAGGCATTGTAGTAGATGGCGCATGGAAAACTAAAATCATAGACAATGATATGGAGTCAGCTTTTGATTCCCTGATTAAACTAACAAATGCATCGGGGTTTTCAACTTCTGAAACCACTATCGAAAGAAACTCATTTGCCAATTCCGGCGCCCCTACGCAAAGCTACGATATTGATATCGTATCAGCAAACGGAACCCGTATACTAAATAATGATTTCCCTGCATCAGGGCCGACAGCATCGGTTCTGGAAACTGCCGGGACAAATTTAGTCTACATGTTCAACAAAAATCTAACCAGAACAGGCTCAGGGATAAGCAATGTCGTGAATGTAACGCAGACCGCCATAGAATTTGATGGCGGCCTTCAAAATACCATCACTGGCAACCTAGAAAAAATTGTTGCGAAGACGGCTGATGATACGTTAACCGCGAGCCAAGTTGGAACGACTTTCACAAACAATGGCGCTGGCGGAGTGATAACGCTAACGTTGCCAGCTGCTTCCGATGGAATGCAGTATTCATTCTCCAGAATAAACAGTACGTACGCTCTGCGCATTGACCCGAATGGGACGGAAAACATACGAGATCCTGGCGGTATCGGCACTGGCAGCGCTGGCAAGTATTTATCATTAGACACGAATGGAGGCGCTGTGTCTCTGGTTGCAAGAGGCGCCACAGGAGTATGGGACGTTGTCTTGAAGAATGGTGGAACACTTAGCTTTGAACCGTAACACATATTTTGAAATATTGATGCTTTGAAATAAATGGGCAGGCGGGAGGAGGTAGTGGTGAGGATTCAATCATTGTGCGTGACATCTACGGCACAATAATCTGAGGACAAAACATGAAAGCAACCCTAATTAGACACGGCTCAATCGGGTAGGCGCACAGTGGAATGAACCTATATGACTTTTTAACTACCGAGGCAGGGGACCCGATCACCACTGAGGATGGTGACGAAATCCTGTTTGCGCGGTTGTATGATTTTGATGCGTTGAAGTCGATTGTTGGAAGAATCCCGATCCGTCGTGTCACTATCCACTTCAAAAAATGCGCGGAGGTCTATGGCGTTGGTAACTGTCAGGCTGGTATCGTTGCACAGGATACTGCGCAGGGCGGGTCGACAACTTATATGACGCTTGCCGCAGGAGATGCGCAGGCGGACGATTACTATAACAATATGATACTTAAAACCACTGGTGGAACCGGTAGCGGGCAGGAAGTCACAATAACTGATTACGCGAACGCTACAAATCAGGCCTCTGCGGTGTTCCCTGTTGCTGTGGATGGAACGACTACTTACACCATTCACAACGTGAACAGCTCCGCGGCTTGCTACAACGCAAGAAAGCATTGTCAGGATTTCACCAACTTCAACGGAACCGCGACGCTTAACGTTGTTATTTGCGACCACACAGTTGAGCCGCAATACGACATCAAAGCGATCCCGTGTATAGAAACTGTAAGCACTGCACACTCAGAGATTGCGCCGGGTCAAAATAGTATCGGGAAGTCTGCGGGTATTTCTTTCAAGTGCATCGACTTTCCGCATCACGACATAGGTATTGATCCTTATGTTGGAAACAGAACTTACCCGCCAATCTCACAGGGTACCTACTTCGGAAAGCTGAAGGCACGGAACCCATACTATCAAGATGCGCTTGTCACGGTGGAAACTGGTTATATCACGGACCCTTACTTGCCAGGAGCGTTTAAGTCCCGCACCTACTTTTTGGAAAAGTTCGACGGCCCGGATAAAAATGGACGGGTAAACTTTGTTTGCCAAGACATCATGCGCAGGCTGGACGATAAGCGATCTACCTGCCCCGTGGTAACTGTAGGCAAACTTACTGCCGCGCTCGCGCTGGCAACCACTACTAACTTTACGGTGGATGGTGACGCCGACAAGTACGCTACAGGCGGCGGAGCGGTACGCATAAACGACGAAGTTATTGAATACGCCAATGGCGTTGACAACGGTGACGATACATTCACGTTCAGCACCCTAACCCGTGGTGCGGATAATACGGTTGCGGCAGATCATGATCAGTACGATGCGGTTCAGATGTGCGTGGACTTTACCGCAATGAAACCAGCTGATATTGCTTATGCGTTGTACAACACCTATGCGGGCATTCCGGCGTCTTACCTTAACACAACGCAATGGTCGACCATTGCGGATACATGGTTACAAGCGACGTTCAGCAGAAGGATAACAAAGCCAACCGGCGTCAAAAAGCTGCTAGGTGAAGCGCACCAGCAGATGGGATTCTTCACCTGGTGGGATGAAGAAAATGCCTCAGTGAAGTTGGAGGCCATTCGCCCGCCGGACTACGGCAGCATCCAAACCTATACAGAAGAGTCTCACATTATGGAAGGGTCGTTCGAAGTAATGGAAAAAACGGACCTCCGCTTAACAGAAGTGTCGTTGTACTACGAGTACAAGAATCCGATAGACGTTGAAAAACCTGAAGACTTCAAGCGCAGGGTAAGGAATATAGACCTTCTTGCAGAGGGCGACGATCAGTACGGTGACATAAGGATAAACGAGATATTTGCAGCGTGGATACAAGACGACAACGCCGCCATTGCAACATCCTCCAGGATCGTTAAGCGATTCCGGGATAACATCCGAGTTGTTAAATTTGACGTGGACGCAAAGGACGAAAGTCTTACCACTGGCGATCAATGCTATCTACAGCATAGCAAGATCCAGGATGAGACTGGTGCTGCTGGCGCTACGCTGTTTCAGATTGTGCAGCGGGATGAAATAAAAAGCGGTGAAAGGTATTCATATAGAGCGTGGGAATTATTCTTTTCTGGCAGATATGCGAAGATCGCTCCTGCCGGAACACCAAACTACGGGAGTGCTACAGATGATCAAAAAAATAGATACTGCTGGATTGCCTCCGCAGGAGGTGGTGACTTCTCAGACGGTGGAGAGGCTTACAAGATCATTTAACGCCGCTGATACAGATGTGGAGATATTGCGTCAAATGCAGGAGGTCGGGTCAAAAAGGAAAGCGGGCGACTGGGAGAACAGCTTGCCGGTGGTAGAAGTTGGCATACCTCAAACAGTCACAATAGACTGCCCGTTGGTGAGGCCGTATGAAAGGTTCGCCGTCAACTGCGAGAAGTGTGCTCACTTCCAAGGTGTTGTTCAGGTTTCGTGGGACAACAAACATGCACTCGACTGGTCCCAGAAGTACGCAGTCCGCTGCGGTTGGGCGCTTGAGCGCAAAACAAGACAACTGGTGATCGAATAATGGCCTATTCAGTAATTACATCCGGGCAGGTCGATGCGGAGAGTCCTTATGACACGACGCTTGCAAATCAGATGGCCTACAACTTCGAGGGTGCTTTTGCCGCAGACGCTGGTGCGCCCACTATAGTATTCAATGCTTTTGCTGCGGCAACCAAAGCG